CAACGGGTGGTGCTATTAACGCTTTAGCTGCTAATGCTGGTTTTTCAGTTGCAGCTGCTGGTCAAGGTCGTTTTTTAGGTCGAAATAACCTTAACTGGGTTACGTATTAAGGGCAGGGGCTTCGCGCCCCTGTTTTATCAACGCCTTCGGGCATTTTTAGAAAGTCGATATGAGCAATCCTCAATCCGGCAGTTTTGTAGAGTTTTTTATGGAATCCGTTGAGCTAAAGTACGAAAGCGAAAAGGCTGGCCGTCCTATTTTTAAGGAAATGCCTTTCATTCGTATTCAACACCCCGGTGATCGTTTGAACATTCTCGAAGTAAAAGCAGACGATCATTACAAACAAAAATATAGCCGCCAGTGGCGTGAATTTGAAGCTGGACTGGCTGGCGAAGTGATCGGAACGCCTTTGTCACAATGGCCGCAGGTAACAAAATCTCAATGTAAAGAAGCCGAGTATTTTGGCATTCGCACTGTTGAAAACTTGGCCGAAGTCAACGATGCTGCATTACAGCGTATTGGTATTGGCTGGATGGAATTACGCAAGAAAGCGCGTGATTACTTAGCGGCTGCGGCAGGAAATGCGCCGATTAGCGCGTTGCAGGCTGAAAACGAAAAGCTCAAGCAAGAATTTGAAGCGCTGAAAGCTTCATTGCAAAACCCAGAAATCAAACGCAAACGACAAATCAAAGAGGAAGTCGAGGAATAAATGAATTACACCCTGCTCGAACTGATACAACAAGTGGCCGGCGAGTTGGGGTTATCAAGTCCGAGCTTTGTTGTCGGCAATACAGACCCGCAGGTCGTTCAATTGCTGGCGCTGGCAAACAGGCTCGGACGTGACATTTCTCGGCAGTATGAATGGCAGAAGCTAAATAAAGAGTACAGCTTCACCACAGTACAAGGGCAGTCGCAATATGCTCTACCTACTGACTGGCTCAGACAAATACCGCAGACTGAGTGGGACAGAACGTCACAATGGCCGCTGATAGGTCCGGCGACTACTCAAGAGTGGCAGATATACAAATCAGCCATCATCAGCCAAGGCCCCAACCTTCGTTTCAGAATAGCGAATAACTTTGTCGAGGTTGACCCTGCGACTGGCGGCCTTGACCTTTCGTTTTTCTATGTCTCGAAAAACTGGATTGATGCTGGTGGCGGGGTTTATCGGTACAAATACCAAGCTGACACAGACGTGTCAATGTTTGATGATTCGCTGATGCTGACTGGTCTCAAGGTGCAATGGAAGGCCGCGAAAGGCTTGGATGCAAGTTTTGACGTTTCCGAGTTTCGCGCCATGTTTGACACCATAAAAGCGCAGGACAAATCGGCTCAAAAATTGTCACTTGGCTCATTCCCGCGTAATATTCTGTTGACCGAGTGGAACATTCAAGACGGAAATTTCCCAGGCTGATATGGACAAAAAAGCCCTGATTAAAGCGCTGAGAGATACCGCACAAAGCGCCTCAAACACCATAGCGAGCGGTGTCTCTGCGCCGGTGGACTTAATAGCTGCCGGGCTTCGCAAAATGGGCGTACCTGTTCCTGAGAATGCGTTGGGAGGCTCGCGCTGGATGGAAGATGTAGGCTTGACCGTTCCAGTACAGGATGGAATACCGAAAACCGTAGGCGAAACTTTGGGGATGATTGTGCCTATGGCGGCCACAGCCAAAGCCCCACAAATAGCGGCAGGTGCTAACCGCGCAATTGAAAACGCTATGGCACCAGCTACATTAAACACCCCTGGCTTTGCTGGACAACGCGGGGCTATTGTATGGCATGGCTCCCCTCACAAGTTCGACAAGTTTGACTCTAGCAAGATCGGTACGGGCGAAGGCGCGCAAGCGTATGGGCATGGGTTGTATTTTGCTGAATCGCCGAATGTTGCCAAACAGTATGCCGATGAGTTAAGTTCCAAAATTGACGTTAATGGCCGCCCTTTGTTTCAAAGCAATAAAATTGTTGGGTCAACAGGAAACAGCGATCTTGACGATTATCTTGTCTCCAACCTTGGAAATATTCCAGCCGCAAGGCGTAATCTTCTTTCCGATATACGTTATGTGCGGCCAGAAAACAGGGAAGCGGCAAAAGAAATGCAAAAGACTTTAGCTGATTTACGCAAGGCAAATGTTTCAACAACCAATACGGGCAACATTTACAAAGTAGACCTACCAGACGAAGCCATAGCAAAAATGCTGGATTGGGATAAGCCGTTAAGTCAGCAAGCACCGGAAGTGCGGGCGGCGCTACTAAAGTCAGGCGACAAAACAATAATTAACGCTATAAACGATACGCCTGTTAATCGCGGCGACTATTGGGAATATGGCGGCAATACGTACGCGACAAAGCGTGAAGCATTGGAAGATGCAACTGGGTTCAATATAACTTCAGGAAGAACCAACTTAGGCGACACTCCGCAAGCCGTTTCTTTGCGACTCAATGAGCTAGGTATCCCCGGCATTCGATACTTAGATCAAGGCAGTCGCGGCGCTGGTGCTGGCACTTCAAACTTTGTGGTATTCCCCGGAAATGAAAACATGCTCAGAATATTGGAGCGCAACAATCAGCCATTAGGCTTAATGGGCATCAAATAATGGCAACAGCACGCGCTACCTCTATCCCCGCCCCGGTTGGTGGTCTCAATGACCGCGACAGCATTGCCGACATGCCTGCTCAGTATGCGTTGATTCTTGATAACTGGTGGCCGTATCCGGGTTACTTAGGCATCAGAAAAGGTAGCGCAAACCACGTTACCGGCTTTACAAACCCAGTGCAAACGCTGGTTGAGTATCTTCCAACGTCAGGCGTATCTAAGCTATTTGCTGCGGCTGGCGGGTCTATATTTGACGTTACAACCGCTGGAACGCTTGGCGCGGCAGTCGTTACCGGCCAAACTTCGGCGCAATGGCAAGATGCTAACGTGACGACCGCTGGCGGGTCTTTTCTGTACTTAGTGAACGGGGCAGATAAGCCTCAGTTATTCAACGGCACCACCTGGACGGCCATTGATGGTGCGTCGTCGCCTTCGATTACTGGCGTGACGACTACCAGCCTGGTGCATGTTTGCGTGTTTAAGTCGCGGCTGTACTTTGTCGTTAAAAACAGCATGACGGTGGCATTTCTGCCGGTTGGTCAGGTTGGGGGCGCTGCTGGCACTCTTGACTTGTCCAGTGTATTCAGGAATGGCGGCTCAATTCAGGCTTGTTATACATGGACGGTTGACGCTGGTTCTGGTGCTGATGACCATTTCGTCGTGCTATCGACTAATGGCGAGGTAGCGGTGTACCGGGGTAGTAATCCGGGGGCTGGCGGTGATTTTTCGATTATCGGAGTGTTTCAGCTTGGGCGACCACTAGGCAGACGTTGCGCGGCAAAATACGGTGGCGATCTGGCTGTTAATACGACCGAGGGTGTCTTTCCTTTGGGTAGAGGGTTATTGTCTGCCAGCGTCGATAGACGGGTGGCGTTGACGGACAATATACAGAATAGTGTCTCAATAGCGGCAAATTCTTTCTCGTCGGCATTCGGGTGGCAATTGTGCCTTACCCCTGAAGAAAACATGATGTTATTGAACGTTCCCGCTACTGGTGGGGCGTATCAGTTTGCACAAAACACAATTACAGGCGCATGGACTAAGTTCACCGGCTGGAATGCGAACGTGTTGTTGCGTGCCTCAACTGGGCTTTATTACGCAGACAACACCAAAGTCTACAAAGCGTGGGTATCAAATGTTGACGTATCTGCGCCCATACAAGCTGATTGTTTGCCCGCCTTCGGTTACTTTGGCAATAAGGCATTCAATAAGTATTTCACCATGGTGCGCCCGTACATTTTAACGAGCGGAAACCCGACTGCGTTATATGGACTGAATACAAACTACTTGGCACAAGACCCACAAGGTACGTTAAGTTTTGTCGCACCTACGGGTATGGTGTGGGGTTCAATGACATGGGGTTCAATGGTTTGGGGCGGCGGGTTACGTTCGACGACTGGCTGGAATACTGTCGGGGCGGTGGCAAACTCTGCCGCGCTTAGATTAAAAGTGCAAAATAACGGGGCAGAAGTACGATTCACCAATGTCGATTATGTCTACCAGCCTGCCAACTCTGTTTTATAAAGGCTAACTATGTACACTTTTCATGAAGCAAAAATAGCAAACAATTTGCCTGATTTTTGCCGATTGACCAGTGAGCATTACCAAGAAATGAAAGAACGATTAGAAAAAGATGGCATAAAAACCTCGCCATTTAATCCGCAACTAGACAGGTACATCAAATTTAATAATGATGGCTGGTTAAAGTTTTTTATTGTAAAACACGACGCTGAATGTGTCGGATATTGTTTGATTTATATTACCAATGATATGCATAACG